CTGTCGTACCCACTGCTGCTTGTTGATTACCCTCACCTACTTGCAGATCTGCTATTGAAGCGAATCTTTGACCTGCTTGTACTACGACGCCCATAAGTGATAAGAGTGTTTGCGATGGTTCTTTAAATGGAAGCATCATAAATGCATCTCTAATATTTCCGCCTGGTGCGTCCACGTCTCTAAATTCTCCAGGTTGTATAGATTGTGCATCATCTCTAATTCTGATTCCTCTTTGTTTAAATCCTGCAGGTAAATTTGATAATGTTCCTGCATCTAATAGTTGTCGTAATGCAGCTGTAGCTGTTCTTGATAATCCACCAATCATATGTATTAAACCAAAACCATAAAAACCAAGTCCAGGTAAAAATTTAAAATGTACAAAATAATCTATTTTATTTCTTAGTGAATCACCTATTTCGTAATTTCTTTTGATTGATAAAACTTCTCTAGAATTTTCTTCGATAGTCACAACATATGGAAGTTTAATTCCTGTTGGTTCTTGATCTTCACTCATGTCTTCAAAACCTTCAAGATCTAAATGAACATGACACTCTAATAAATTAAATACATCTTCGTCTCTACCTTTAGAAGCACCTTCTAATTCACGTTCTTTTTTTTCTACTTCAGTCTCGTTAACTGGGCCTGGTTTTAATTCTACGTCTCTGTAGAAACCAGCTACTTGTTGTTTTCGTAATTCGTTTTCAGATATTTGTACGCGATGAATGATAGACTCCGCATCGTCTAATGAGGTAGCTGAGTACGGAACAATCAAGTCATCCGCGGGTACAAATTTAGAGCAAGCCATTGAAGTTGCTTCGTCATAATAGACTTTTTTAAAAGCTGAGCCTGCTAACGGTAAATGAAATAATAACGAATCAAAGTCAGGTTCGTAATCTTTCATTTTATCCATGATCTGATAGTTCATAAAATCTTTTACTCTTTGAGATTGCTGTTCTTTTTCTGGGGTAGGATTTCCTAAAATTTGTGTTCTAACTGGGCCTTCTGCTGGTAATAATTCTTTATAAGCTAATGATTGAAACTGAGTTACGGCTTCAGCTAGTACAGGGTGAGTTGCACCTGATGCACCTTGAAATGGTTCTGTTCTGTTGTCGTATTTGAAACCTAATAAATCTAGGCCTTCTCTGTAAGATCTTTCCCAATCTTTTCTAGAATTTTTGTAGTCTTGGTAATTTTGAAAAAGTGTTGATCCTAATCTTCCTAATACATCATCTGGTAAATGTTCTGCTAAATTAGCGTAATGTTCTTGGCCACCTTCAACAGATCCTATGGAAGGATCATAATTAATATCTACTGATCCATCTTCATTCTCTGTAACTTCTACAGGTTCACCTTGCTCATTAACTTCTTGTTGCTCTTCTTGTTCAGCAACTTCAATTTCTTCAGGTGATGGAACTTTTAACTCTTGCTCTACGTTTGGTAGAGACTTGTCTATGTCTGCCATTTATTTTCTCCAGTTTTACAGGTTTAACAGTATTATAATCAATAAGCAACCCCTGAGGCTCGGGTCCTTTTTTAGGAGGTACGGTTTTAGTCAATTTCATCAAAACCTTCATCTTTCAATATATCAGCTTGATTTTCTGCTTGGCCTTGAGCCATGTCTACCTCGTACTTACCTTTTTTTAAACCTGTCTCTTTTCCAAAAGCATCTTTAACTGTTTTTGTTACATCACCTGTAGCATATTTTTCCATATCCGCTACGTCACTTGTAAATAATTCATCTAAATCTTCTGCATAAAAAGGATCGGTATCATAATCTTCTGGACCTAGTGCAACATGTCTTCCTTCAACAGCTTCAAACTCTCCAGACGTCTTAACAGATTTACCTGTTTTATAATCTAAAATTTCATATCCTGGTGGTTCATAGCTTATATTATATGATTCATTAAATTCGTTTGTGCCTTCAACAAGAATTTTACCGTCATCTGATTTTGATAATTTAATATTTGGTAAATCAGGATTTGTATATTCCATAAAATCTGCGTCTATTTTTTTACTAATAGATCTTCCTATAAATTTATCTACGAAATTTGGAAACCAATCTGGCATAACAGTAGAACTATTTGGTATTGGTTTGACAAGTGATGCAACTTTAGCGCCTTTAAAAAATTTACCTAAAATAGGTATGGATGCTAGACCTGCAGCAAGTTTCATAAATTTTCTTCGACCTGGATTATCTGGTCCATCTGCAAAACCTATTCTTCCACCGTTAGCTGCCATGATTCCGCCTTGCATATCAAAATTAGCATCTATTTCTTCTGGAGTTGCTTCATATGTTCCAGGCCTGATAAATTTTTCACGGTTTATTTTGTTAAGAAATCCTTCACCTTCTTGTGTTCCATAAACTTGTTCACGAGTATATCCATCCTCTAAAACATAGCTTGATAAAGGTTTTTCTTTAAATTTTTTCTGCGCAGTAAAAATTAAATCTAAATCATCAACGGCTTCTTGTGTGTTTTTATAATAACCTTGTTTAATTTTTGATCTAACTAGATTAAGAATATCATCCTCACTAAATTCCATATCTTGTCTAAAATCTTTTATCTTTTGAAATTGTTGATTTTTTTCTGGAGCTAAAAGATCTACGTTTAATCCTGACTCATCTTCAAGTACATTACCTCTTATTTTAGTACTTGTCGATTTAGCTTTAGATATATCATAAGCTTGATCAAAATAAGATTGTGAAAGAACTTGATCATCTTTAGAAACACTGGCATCTAATACTTCTTTTCTTTTTTTATCTTTTAATTCAGCGTATGTTTTCCTAGTTTCATCAGCAGAAACTCCTGAATTAGTTTCAGCAAAATCAGTTCCTGCTAGTGCAAGATCAGCTTGTTCAGCCTGTTCTAAACTTTGAAGCTCTTCATTTTTTCGTTTCCATTTATTTACGTTTCTAAGTACTTCTGCTGCTTCTGGTCCTACAGTTCTTTCTGTTTTAAGCACATCAGCATAATCAGTTTGATTTCCTGCGATAAAAAAGTCTGCAGCTCTGTAAAGAGATTCATCAAGTGTATCTCCTAGATTCATTCTAATTAAAGAATCAGCGCCGACAAACAATGCTTCTGGTATAACACCAAATTTCATTACACCTCTACCAAGTTTGTATGCTCTGTTTGCAAACTTAGCAAAGTTTTTAGCTTGTGCACCTGGTTTTATTTTAACTTCATTAACTGCTTTGAGACCTTTATTAAAACAATCTGTGCCTTCTGAAAAACCAATACGACCACCTTCAGCGAAAGCTTGCTTACCTTTAAAATCAGGGCAACCAACGAGAGCAATAAGTTCTCTAACTTTTTTATTATTTGGATCATTAAATTCTTTCGCAGTTAAAGCTCCTTTTGGAACTTTTATTCCATACTTATCTCTGTTAGCTGCTTTTACTAAATCTAAACCCTGTTCTTTTAATTCTTTAAGTCTTTTAACTCCATAAGAACTCTTTACATCTTCTGGTTTAATTAATTTAGGTAATTCAATATTATATTTTTCTTCTAAAGCAGATGCTTTAAGATTAAATTTTTTAGCTTCCTCTGCAAACTTTTTTGGATCTTTTACTATTTTTTGTCTAGCCGTAGAAAGTTGACCTTGTAGATTAGCTAAAGTTTTTTGATTTAAATCTTTTTCCATAATATCTACAAATTGAGAAAACTCAGCTCCTGATCTAGAGCTACCTGTTACACCAGCAATTTCGTTAAAATTAAAACCTTTTTGTGTTATACCGTTCTTGTTTAAAAGTTTTCTGGCTTTAGATTTAAATGAAGCAAATGTTCCTACTTCATTTCCAAGTTTTGCATCAATAGTTTCTAACGCAGCTTCATACACTCCTTGTCTATAAACATCACCAAAAGGAGCTGCTTCCATTTTTGCAAAAATTTTATTTGCTGCGGACGTATTTTTTCTAATATTTTGTAACTCAGGATTTTTAAATTGATGACCATTATATATTTGAGCTAATCTAGCTGTAGCTCTTCCTGCTTGTCCTGAAGTTAAATTTAACTTAGAAACAACATCTTCAATAAAAGGTAGGTTTCCTTTATATATTCCTTTGTTCTTACCTAGATTTTTATATACTTCTTCATAATTTTTATGCAAATCTAAAACAGCTTGTACTGTTGCTGGTTTTAATCTATTAAAATCACTTTGTCTTAAAGCACCTTTATATGCTTTTATTTGTGATTTAGTGGGAGGTTTATAATA